CAAAGTCTTTAAAATCCATATGTCCATTACTACTTTCAGCTAGTTCTGCTATTAATACATTAGAAGTAGCATTAAAAAATAATTGAACAGACATACCAACAATGGCATGACTTACTCTGAGTATTCTAACTTCAGAACAAGAGCGACCTGCATTGTCTGTTCCTAAAGTAGAAACATCTACTTTAGCAACTGCAGATTCACCTGTGCCATCGCTGACATTGGTAAACTTCATAACACAGTTTCTTACGCCATCTACTATAGTCTGGCTGGTTACTGCATCTGCCATAATTTACCTTTAACTTAAGTTGTTGTTTTGGATATATAAGACTGTTGCTGTAGCTGCACCGGTGGTTGAATCACCATTTGCTCCAGTAAAGTCTGCTAAGACTTGGATGTCAGAAGAACCTACATCGGTAGCTTCAGTATCTAAAGTGCCTCTAGTAGTTGCAAGTGCTTTTACATTTTGTCCATCAATAAAAGCATTTCCATCTGCTGATGTGCCTATAGATACAGTAGCTGCACCACCATCATTATTAACAGTAGTTACATTTAATACGACATCTATGATTTGTGAATTAGCTGGAACAGTAGCTATTACTTGGTTTAAGTGACTTGCACCAAGAATATCTACAACTGCAGATTGTGCCATAACGACAGAACCTACATTAGATACATCAGTACCAACAGTAGTTCCAGTTGTGTCTTTGATTGAACCAGCTTTGACTGGTCCTGAGAATGTTGTTGTTCCCATTATTCCCTCCTTAAAGGAAAAACTCTATCATCTTGGGTTGTCTGCTAGGTCAGTTGATAGAGAAGTTAATTAATCCTAGATATAGAAAAAGGGGAGACCGAAGTCTCCCCTAAATTCTATTAACTCGCTCCCGGACTTGCGTAGATGCCTAGAGGGTCTGATACACCAAAGGAGTATCTTTCTCTAGCTTTATATCTAACATTTCCAGTTTCGAAGTCACCATCCATGCTGGTTGTCATTGGACTTCTAACGAAGTGCTTCATTCCATCAGGAATATCTGTAGTAATGAAGAAAGCGTTAGTGTCAGTCAGATAATGGTTTACAACAAAACCTTCAGGAATTACACCATTAGTTTTGATTGCGTTGATGTCATTATCTGCAGTACCAACTCTGTAGTCACTTTGAAGTAGTCTAGTTGCTACGAATTGAAGCTCAGAAGGTATGATTAACTTTCTTGCTCTAGCAGCAATCTTAAGACCTCTTTCATCTGTGTACTTACCAATTTGAATTATCGCATCTTCTAGAGAAGCTTCGTTCAAATCTGCACCAGTTGTTGGTCTGTTTGAGTTTGTACCACCATTAACAAGTGGGTGTGCTGTGTTGAATAAACTTACACCATCACCACTTTGGAAAGATGTAAAACCATTGTTAAGTGGTAATGCAGCTTTCACTTGTTTTGTGTACGCCATAGCACGAGCCAAAGCTTTGGTATATCTGGCAGATAGTTGCACATAGAGGTTATCCTCCATTGCTTCTTCTGTCACAGCAAATCCCATTGCTATAGTTTCGTGTGTATATCTAGCGACAAAAGACTCTTGTGCAGTATCATAAGTGATAGCCGAACCTTCGTCTTTTACTGGAGCAGCACCAAATCCTGACAGCTTTAACTCTTCTTCGAAACTTCTTTCAGAGTTTTCAGTTGTATAGATTTCCTCATGCTCATTGTCATGAGTTGCGTACTCTTCGCCAAAGAGGGCATTTAATCCCGGTAGGAGTTGCTTTAACTCATTTGCTCTTGAAATAGCAGCCATAATTTATTCTCCTTAACCGATACCAGTTGCGTTTAACAACTGATGTCCTACATTAAACATTACGAGTACATCAGTTTTTGCATCACCAATGGCACTATCAGGACCATCGACAAAGTCGATAATCTTTAAAGGTAGTGTATTGGTAGTGTTTGCTGTACTCCCATCGATTGCATTTTTACTCGTGCCGATAGCTGTTGAGCCTGCGGTTTGAATAACTGCGACATTCTTGCCCAAGTCATCTTGAGTAAGAGCTTCGTCAGATTGCATCTGCATTACTAAGAATGGGTCAGAAGCAACATATGCCATAATATCATCCGCAGCAGTTGATGCTGGGTAATATTGATTAAAAGTCGTTTGACCAGTTGAAGGGTCAGTATAGGAACAACCTAAAAATACTCCAATAGGAGTCATGGAAGTAGTTCCAGTATCCTTTTGGATTGTAGTGTTTGGGTTGTTATCTGCCCACTTAACAAAGTCACCATAAAAAATATCTGTGCCAAAAGCATTAGCAATTTTATAGTGAGTAATCTTTGCGTTGTAAGCAGCCGATACTAAAGAGCCTACTGGTCTAGCACCCATAGGTGTAGCTGTTGAAGCCATAGTATTTTACTCCTCTGCAATACTGCAGAAAAAAAATTATTAAATTAGACTCTAAGAGTCTTTACCAAAAGTCGTTTTTGATTTGCGTTCATATACTTCTTTAGTAGCCATCCTACTATCTTGGTCTTTAAAAAAGGTATTATCAACTGCTTCTATTTGTTGTTGTGCAATATTTTCAAAGTGCTTGTTCCTTTCGTCTACAACTTCCTTTGGTATCTTGCATAACAATAAACCAGCGATTTCAATATTACCTTTAGTTGCCCATTCAGATTGATGGTCCATCATATGTACCTGAAGCTCAGGGTGGTCCTCCAAACGACAAGGTTGCCATCCTTCACGAAACCTTCTTGATACATTAGGATTATCACTATTCCCTAAAAGAGAAGTTCTAATCCATCTGAAAACCCAGCCATCTTGTGGCTCAGGGTCAGGTAGGTTGCTTTCATTTTCCCAGTTCATTTTTCTCTGGGTAGCCTCTCGACTATCTAATCCCCTAGGGGAACGCTCTTGATTTGGAGATTCAATAATCTCTTCAGTTTTATTTTCGTCAGACATTATGTCGCCTCCTTTAATAATTGATTTGCATATTGCTCAGGACTGATTCCAAGTTGGCGAGCTAGCCTAACTTGTGTCTGAGTCAATCGTACTTGCGAGGATTTTTTATTACTGCTTTCTCTCGATGCAGTTGCGACAACTGTTGAAGGTTGTCTTTTTGTTGGCTCTTCTGGTGCTTCCACACTTTCAGTAGCAACTCCAAAAAAATTTGGAAACTGGTTTCTCATAGCTATATCTACTTCTTCATAGTATTTGTCAGCTTGAGCAATGGGGTCTATTCCTTTGGCTTTTATAGTTTGGTCTGCATACATCGCAAAGCTAGTCATCTCTTTATGAACTGGCTCGCTTCCCATAAACCAAGGGTTCTTAGCTGCCCACTTTTGTAATTCAGGGTCTACCTGTTGTGGCTGAGAAGTTTCTTCAGCTTCAGGTATTACTAATTCTTTTTCAATCTCTTGTTGAACATTGGTAGCCATGTTAGTAGCTGTCTGTTCTGCTAGCACAGCTTTAGATAAAAGCTCTTGAGCTTCTGCCATTTTATCTGCATCGCCAGCTTCGTAAGCAGTCTTGTACATTGCTTGTGCATTTTGTTTTGCCCACAAAGCATTGTTAGCTGCTTGTTTGTTTAAGACTTCTCCACCTTGGTCTACAAAAGCTTGTAGCTTTTGATTCTCATTCATCAAGGTTTGTAGTCTTGTTATAGCTTCTTGTGACTCTCTTTGTGCAGCTTCTTTAGCTCTACGCTCTTCATGAAAGTCATACTTGAGCTTATTAATTCTATCGCCTGCTCTTTTTGAATAATCAGTTATCTCTGCATCAAGTGTCTCATCTGTGACTTTTGTTTCTGCAGTTTCGTCTTTAGGCGGTCTCCTATCTTCTTCAGGTGTATCGTCTACAACCTCTACTTCTAAACCTTCTACCAAAGAATTATCTACTTCAGTAGTTTTGCCAAAGAATTTATCTTCTTCTGAAGTTATTGGCGTATCAGGTATATTAGGTTCTTCATGTATTATTTCTGTTTCGCTCATGCTCTTACCACTCCTGTTGGGTCATCAACGACTGCTTCCACAGTATCGTCATTTATTAAACGAAACTCTTGTCCATACATTACTATCCTAGTTCCAGAGTAGGCTCTAAAGATTACCCAGTCACCTTTCTTACACCAAGGTTCTGAAAATCTTTTTGTGTCCTTATATGCGTCTGGTCCTAGTTTCATAACATAACCACAGATATTAGATACTTCTTCATCTCTTATTGTGGTAGACGCTTTGATAATACCACCATCAGTTTTTTCATCTGCTTGTGGCATAGCAACTAAAATCTTCCAGCCTTTAGGTTCAGGTAATTGTTTCCTTTTATCTTCTTCTACAGGTGGTGTGATTTCTTTCTTAATTGCTTCTGTCATATTGCTTGCACGACTTTAGGAGTCGAGTTCCTATTCACGAGTATGTCTGTCTATCCAGTCAGCCAACTCCCTTTCTGCAAGGGCAATGCCCTCGATTATTCCAGAGAACCTTTTGTATTCAGCAAAGTCTTTTAAATTTCCTGCACTCAAATGGTCTCCATGTTCGCTTTTAATTTCACTAAGTCTATCTTTCAGAAACTCTGAAAGTGATTGCTCTTTGAAATCAATCGCCATTATCCTTAGCACTTTGAACCAAGTCTTTGGCTATGTCAAGTCCTAATTTGTAATCCTCTCGCTTTTTGCTATCTTCACGCTCTTCAATTTCTAGCAAATCTCTAGCAATATCCTGACCTATTTTAACGCCAGCAATTTGCTCTTGAGATGCTATCCTTTCTCTTTCTATCTCGTCTCTGTTTTCTGCTTTCTCTGCATCAAGTTGTATCTTCGCAGTATCGACAGCAATCTTTCTTTGTACATCAGCTTCTTTAACTGCAATCTCTCTATCTTTCATTTGCAGTAATGGGTCTTGTTGTTGTTCTTGTATTCTAGCTTGTTGCTGTTTAGCTTGAGATGTAATCGCAACTCTTTGTGCAGCTTCAGCTACTAAGTCAGATATTCTCTTCTCTACTTCAGGAGGTAAAGGTTCTCCTTCAGGTGGAAGCGGTATACCCATTTCTTCTTCTACTTGTTTTCTAAACATCATAGTTAGATGTTCATTTACATATGCACTTGCATTAGCAAGTATGGCAGCTTGATTTGGACTTTGCTCAAGTTGTTCCATTATGTCTGCATTTTGTTGTGCAGCCACAACTGTTTCAATATGAGCTTCATGGTCTTGAAAGCTAAATGCTTTCACAGGTTTGCCATTAATTAAATTCTGTACTGCGGTCACAGGGTCTACAGGTTTGACATCATCTGTGTCAGGAATAATATCTTCTACATTCCTTATGCCAAGTGTTTCGAGCATTTGTCTATGTAGCTCAGGCATATTGTAAATCTGTGGTGCAGATGTAGCTAACTGCATTGCAGCTTGATACTGCATAATTCTTTGTGCCATTGTTGAAGCATTAGGGTCAGATACTGGTAGTACATCAACTCTATTATCAAAATCTTCTACCTTGATAAATTCTTCTTCATCCATTTCATATGGATATGCAGGCTGAGTAAAGTCTCTAACAATGCCTACAAGGATTTCAAATTCTTTTCTCATAGAAGCATGAAGTCTTGCTTGTACTGCTGACATAACTTTCATGTTTCTTTCTAGTAAAGCTAAAGTAGTTCCTACTGGTGCTTGGTTATTCATGTCAGATACTTTCATATCATTCATGCTAGCAAAACGCCTACCCTCTTCTACGATGTTTTGTAATAGTTGATACAAAGTTCCTGATGGTTCTTTGTATGGTAAGAAGGTTATGTTATCTCTAATAGCACCACCGGGAACATCAACATCTCTAAACTCTCCGGGCATGATAGGAGTATCATCGCCTTTTATTCTAAGACCTCTAGCCTTTAGACCACCCGGCAAGTTAGATAATGTTCCAGCATCTACAAGCTGTCTCAAGATTGATGTTGCTGATTTAGCTAAACCACCAACCATATGTATCAGACCAAAGCCATAGAAACCAAGACCCGGCAGGTATTGATAGTGAACAAAGTGCATACGCCTGAGTTTCTTTGGGTCATCCTGAAAATAATTTCTTCTGATACTTAATACTTGACCACTAGGATAATCAATAGATACGACATAAGGCAAAGCTATCCCAGTTTGTTTGCCATCAGCCATATCTTCATAACCTTCTAAATCAAGGTCTACCTGCATTTCTAAAATAGTATGCCTATCATCGTAGTTATAAGTTCTGCTTTCGCCAGTCATCTCGTCATACTTCTTGCGAATATCAGACTGATTATTTGCTGGCTCAGGTATATCTATGTCTCTGTAAAATCCAGCTACTTGCATCTTACGAACTTCGTTAGATGATTTGTGCATTACATGAGTTGCACGCTGACAAGTTTCTAAATCGCTTGCACCATAATTAACTACAACATCTTCTGCTGGTACAAAGATAG